GTCATGACACAGATATACATAATCCTCGTAAAAATCATCTGTTGTTTTATCACCTGAATACAGACTAACGACTTGACACCCTGCTGATAATGCTTTGTTGATGCGATGGGTTTCTAGAATGTTGTGGTCATGGTATGGGATATTTAAAACATATTTCGCTTTTTTTAGTTTGCTCGTTAGGGTTGCTGGTGCTGATAAACTCCAATCAAATACAAATTCAATAGTTTTGTTAGGGTATGCTTCCTTGAGTTTTTTGAAGATGGCTTCCCGCCGTGCCGTTTTTGTCCCAACAAATAAAATATCGATATTTCTTTCGGGTTCTTCTTCATCTTGATATTGAGGAAAATCAAAAAAGTGAAAAGACTTGACATTAATCCCATATGTCTTTTTGAGATGAATCGCTGAGATGTTGCTGTAATCGAATACTACATTATTTTTCATTAATTCAATATAAAATTTATTCGCCA